GTGGATTTTTAGCTTTTAGTATAGCCCTTTCCCTTTGCGGTATTTATATAACACTTCGTAAAATGTTTAGTTTTGTTCCTCAGAGTTCTCCTGTTTATACTACAGGTAGATATGATGAGGAAGGTGAAGCAAAGAAAGAAATTAAAAAGAGGGAACAAGCCTCAGGAGCAGAGTTTCCGAGGGCAGTTAAGAAAAGTGATTCTTCTATTGATTATGATAATCCTATTTCTCTTTATCCTAGATTGCTTGTTTCTGAAAGAAATTCTAAACCCCCTTTCGAGGTTTATAACCGAATGATGAAAAATTGTCGGTTTGGCAAATTGACATATAAAGGTAGATATACGATGAACGTAATACTTTGGGGAGTCTGTAGAGATATTGTTATTATGAATGGTCATTGTTTGCCTGGAGGAGATTTTGATCTTGTAGTTTCTGGAGAAAAAGATTTTCTTCAGAGAGGAAATCGTTGTTTAGTTAAACTTAAAGATGTTCATAAAGTTGGAAATGATTTATATGCGTTTCGTACTCCAGGTACACAATATGCTGATCTCCTTGATTTAATTTGTGATGTACCATATTTTAAAACTCAATTTGAAATGATAGCTCATGATGCTAAAACATTTGGCTCCTTTCATTATAAAACACTTGAAAATAAAGATCCTATTATTGATGTTTTTGAAAGACCTTTTAGCAAGTATCAGCTTACTTTTGGCAATTTTCTTAATTATCATGTTGAACATAGAGAAGGATTGTGCGGCATACCAGCACTAGGAATAATTAATGGTAAGTGTTTTCTAGCTGGTATTCATACTGCTGGTCATCCACTTCATTCCCATACTGGTTTCCTTGCTATGATTAATAAAGAAAGCATGCTTGAAGCTATTGAAAAATTGGGTAAAGGTCTACTCAATATAATTTCTGAAGGATGTATACGTTTACCGCTTGGTACTAAGCTTGATGAAGTTAGTAGGCGTAGTCCTCTCCTTTATGAAGATTGCCCATCGCTAGCAATAGCTGGTAGAATTGAACCTTATAGATTTGTTTCTCCTAAGTCAAGGATGAAGATCTCACCCTTTCTTCCTTTTATTCAAAGTGTTATAGGTGTAGACCCTTATTTGCCTAATGGTAACATGAAGTTCGGTATACCTTTAATGCAACACAAGAGACTCTCCACTGGAGAGTATGTTAGTCCACTTAATAATTGGATTAAAAAGGTAGGAGTTATGAAGAAGTGTCTTGATACTGATGTTGGTTCTATTTGTTCTGATTTAATTTCCAGTTATTTAGTTACACATATTCGTAAAAATGGTGTTAATATATTAAACCCTACTCCTTTGGAAATCGCAGTGAATGGTTTTCCAAAAAATTTTTATATTAGATCTATGAAAATGTCCACTTCAGCTGGTCTTCTTTTTCCTGGTAAGAAAAGAAATTTTTCTGAACCTGTTGAACTTGATTTCAAAAAAGATTCTATGCAACCAAATGATGATATATTAATACAAGTTGCTGAAATCTTAAATTGTTATGAAAGAGAAGAAAATGCGCATGAACTTGTTGGCGCTCAGCTCAAAGATGAACCTCGAAGTGATGAGAAAGTTCGTTTAGGAAAAACCCGTGTTTTTGCTATGTCTTCTTATCCTTCTACTATTGTTAATAGAATGTACTTACTTCCTTTTTATAGTCTTATGCCTGAAATGAGGGATGTTTTTCATACGCAAGTTGGTATTAACATGCATTCCTCTGAGGGTGGTCAAATTAGGCAATCATTACGAGATTTCTCATATTGTATCATGGAAGGTGATTATGGTGGTTACGACACAAGTATGCCAGTTGAAATTGGTCTTATAGCTAATACAATTGTTCATTCTTGTTTGAAAAAGCTAGGATATAATGAAGATGCTTTAAAGATAGTTCGAGGAATATTGAGTGATAATTTAATGCCAACCATGGCTTTAGATGGCAACGTTTTTGTTGCACCTGGTTTTCAACCTTCTGGCAAGTATGCAACTGCAGAAGACAATTCCCTCCGAGGATTGATTCTTTTATATTATGCTTATTTAATAATGTGTACAAAAATTGGTGATGGTAATCCACACAATGCATGTCAGATATTTGATCCTTCTGACTTTTTCGTCCACCTCAAACCCTATATTTATGGTGATGATATGCTTTGTGCTGTGAAGAGTCATTTGGCTCCTTTCTTTAACAATATTACTTACAGTAATTTTGTAAGAGAAGTATATGGTATGGATTTTACAACTGCTGACAAGAAGGAACATACATCAGAGTTTGCTGATGTTGAGTCAATATCTTTTTTGAAAAGAACTTTCAAATTCAATAAAATGTTGAAAAGAGAAGTAGCTGTCTTAGATAAAGACTCGATGGTAAAGAGTTTATCTTATCTGCTACCAGTAGATGTTAGTGAGGAGGAGCAAATTATACAAACTTGTGAGTCGGTTTACAGAGAACTTTTCTTTTATGCTGATTCTTTAGAGGAAGTGAATAAATTTCGTAAGAAATTTCTTTCTTCTCTCTCACAAATAACGAATCAAAACCAAGATTTCTTAGGAGAGATTTTTTTACCCCCTGAGACTCTTCTCAAAAGTTATGCTGACAGTTAACTGTCACATTTGGTGAAATGTAGGCTTTCGTCACCATTTAATGAAAGAAAGCACTCTTTGTTAATATACTTGTCACTACTTCATCTGATCTGGTTTAAGAGT